TAGGCAAGTATAATCGCCCATGTCATAATCCTCTTCAATATCTCCGTGCCAGTAAAAATAAAGGTCGGGTTGATAACCTTTGCGTCTCTTTGGTCGCTTACCGAGATGAAAAATTCCGTAATCGTTTTCAATCTCCTGATCATCAAAGTTCCCGCACTGTTCACAAAGAGCCATTATTTTCTCCTCCTGTTTACTTCTCTGTAGTCAAGTTGAGAAGCTATAGCCATGCCCACTGTATAAAGTGCATAGCCGCCACCGATTAAGATGAAAAGTTCAATTCCAGTCATAACTATAAAAAAGTTGATAATAAAGGTCGTTTTGTATGCCAAATTCAAAGGCGGTGTTTGCATGCTCTTCGGTTTCACCTTCGTAGCATTTAAGGATTTCTTCGTAGTTCACGAAATTACCTCCAAGTCGTCAGCGTGGAATGATAGCAGTTGATCTACTGTCTCTGCATCATCATCAGCAATTGTAACTAAGTTTTTGTACATGTCCACAATTTCACCTGTAATAGGTGCGAATGTGTTTAAAGTTTGTACTCTGTCGCCAATTTCCATTATATGTTAAAGGGGGATAAAGGTAAGCAAAAAAGAATAATAATAAAAAAGATGAGAAGTTCTGCCACTACTGTGCCAACTCCTCAAAACGAATCTGTGCTAAGAACTGTGCTGCTGACTCCAAGTCCTCTGTTAAGAAAAATTGAGATGCTTCACACTCTGCAAGTGCTTCTTCATAGAGATTTTCTAAGATGATCTCATTCTGTAATGTACTCATAATAAAAGGGGAATAATGTTTGTATATAATAAGTATAACCCCCACTCAATACGAATGGGGGTTATATGTGACAGTAATTAAACTGTCATACCAGAAATAAATGGGACTATCTGACCTGTTAGTCTGTCAGATACGAACCACTCCCAGTTCTTTTGAAATATACCCATGCAAGGGGCGAACTCATCCATGAGTGCATTAAGTCTGGATTTGGTTGTTACTGTCTGCCAACCACCATCAAAAATGCGAAGTTGATTAGATGCTGTATCAACAGTGCCGATAAGATTTCCGTGAAGTCTAACTTCAATCTCCTCTCTGTAGCATCTAACTGAAGTGTTTTGCTTGGACATGTTTTGTCTGTAGCGGATTGCTCTGTTCATGTCCTGTTCAATTTTACGCATAATAAAAGGGGAATTGCTTTACTCTTTTAATATAAACCAGTTGCAACCAATATGCAACCAGTAGTGGACACTTTATCCAACTGTCCACTTCCACCAAACATCTGGGTGATTGTGTGCTAGCTTTTGCTTCAACATATTTGAAGTTCTCTCTGTGATTCCTTCGTAAACATCCATTAAGGGCTCCTGTAAGGTTTCAATGAATGCCTGTTCTAGGATGGCGAAAGAAAATCCTGATCCATAACTGATTAACGGATTAAGATCCGATACTAAGTTCTTATTTGATAAGGGGATCTTAAGAGCCTTCTCACCTTGGGTGAATACGATACAGGGTCGGGTCTTTTCAGAATCAAGACCCTCAACCTCTGTATATGTTACGTTAATGTGTCTCATGTCAAAAAGCACTCCTAAAAACGTGACCAATAACGTCAAGTGTCTCATGAACGATCTCATAAGACTCATCATGATCTTGAAATTCGCAAAGTGCTGAGTCGATAACGTCCCATTGCTCATCCGTGAAAAATTCTCTGACAAGGTTAATGTCATTGTGTGAGTAATTTGTCTCATTAATTGTGATAAAATCTTCTTCCATTAACTTGCTTTTAAATTTATCTTAATGACTTCATACTTAAAATTCTCTTCGTTGTATATAGTTACCCTTTCGTTGAGATGTTTTATGGTATAATTCTGACCTCCGATATCATCAGCAATATCATACAGTGTTGCTATACTTTTTCCCTCTCCTTTACGTAATACCCTACCGATTGATTGTAAGTTTCGGATGCGGGATTTGGAGGGCGATGCAAAGATGATGTTATGAAGACGCTTAATGTTAATTCCAGTTGAGAATGTGCCGTAACTGGCAACAATGACTGCATTGTCTTCCTCCTCTGTAATCAAACGAACTTCTTCACGGTCTACTACTTCAGTGCCACCATGAACAAAGAAAACTTTTCTATCTTCTTTGACATTACTATTTATTAAATCATATAAAGGTTCTCCATGCTTTTCAACGTAGTTAAATAGTACTAGAGTGTTACCTTCTAGGTCTTTAACCAAATTTTTAATAAGGTTATTACGACCACGATGCTCAACTAAGTAATCTATCTCATCATGATATGTTTCAAAATGTTGAGAAGAGTGTTTACACAGCAGTATTTTAATCCTAAATTTAGATAGGTAACCTGACTTGATAAGATCATCTGTCTTAGTTACTTGATCGCAAGATCCAAACAGACCTTCTAATACCCACTTATGAGTCTTAGATCCGTCTAGTGTACCAGTAAATCCAAATCTATACTTAGCATTATGTAACTTAGTCATGATGCCCGTAAGCGATTTACTCTTAAATAGATGTGCTTCATCACCAATCACAATCTATGTCATCAAAATACCTTTTAGGAAACTTGTAAATAGATTGCCAAGTAGATATAATAATATCTTTATCTGTATTTTTATCCTTACCACCATAAATCTTATGAACAAAGTCGTCAGCATTCCACCCGTAAGAAATAAAATCATTGACCATCTGCTCAACGAGGGATGTAGTTGGGACGACTATAAGTATCTTCTTTGCGGTGGCAGCATAGTATCTGACTATGGAGTAGATCATGAGGGATTTTCCAGATCCCGTAGGAGAAAGTAACAACTTACGATTATTCTTTATTGCTTCATAGACAGCATGATATTGATAATCTCTAGGTTCTATCTTAGAGATTTTTTTCATGTATTGTTTTACTGCTGGTAATGAAACTAATTTATTGTCCTGACTTATATCTCCATACCAATCATTCTTTTCATACTCTACAATATATTGTTTCTCTGCTGCCCACACCTGTAGATGATCTAACAACCCATGATACAAATCTCCTGTAGCAGGGGAGTATAGACGTATGGTTCCATCCCAGTATTTGTATCTAGGATTCTTTTTTAAATACTTTGCTTCTGGAACTTCAAATGTAAAGTAGTCCGCTAATTCTCTATGGACGTACTCCTCATCAGAATGAATGGTTATATAAACCTCATTCTTTTTCTTTACTGTAAGATGTGTCATCATTGTCCATTAACAAATTTCTCCCACTCAATGGCACTCTTCACTTGAAAACCTCTGTTTGAAATTTGTTTCATAACTTGATCTAGAAAATATAGCATTTGATCTAGATACTTGATCTTTGCTTCTAGGTTGATGATCTCATCATCAGACTCTAGATATACCTTCATCTTTTCAGTTGTCTTTATATGAGATCCAAATGGTTTAGCAGCATACGTCTTTGCATCTGCTTCACCAGAATAGTACTCACGTTTTTCCTTTACTAATTTACGAATTTCAAACTCTAAAGAAGTCTTAATCTGTGATATGTCAGTGTAATGGTTTAAGTATTTATTGTGTTGAAAAGGTATGTCTAATGCAAGTTGTCCTAGATCAGCACTGTATTCTTTATTCTTAAATTGAAAGTCTACATGACTATCTTCTGCCCAATCATTTCTTAACTTGTCAAATTTATTACGAAGAGATTCAAAATTCATATTTGCTTAAATGTCTTATCACGTAGGAAGAACTGCTGATGTTTGAATGTTACGTTAGCAGTAATGTATTCTACATCTCCTATTGTAGCATCAAATTGCAAATTTGTCAGTGCTACAGGGAATAAATTTTGATAGTCTACTACAAATGCGGGGTTGTATTGACTCGTAGTAATTAATAATTGTCCGTTGGTAAATATATCTTTCTCTGGTGTCTCACGTGCCATTTGATCTGCGTTACCATTGTCACGCATCCATTTGTATATACTGTTATAGTTTTTTAAATCTTCATCTACAATAAAGGTTACTGATAGATCACCAAACTCTACTCCTCCGCCAGGTATGATAGGCAAGTTTCTAAATTGACTTGCTACCTGTGTTGTAGGCATGTTAATGTCAGGAAGGTTTGCTGATTGACAAAAGAAATCCACTCCTTCAAACTTTTCTAGTTTAAGGATAAAACCAATAGGGTTTAAAAAATTCCTATTGGTTGGTTGTTCTTTGTACCAATCTGCTCCGCCTAAAGGCATGTTAATATCTCAACTACTTATTATTTATAGTTGAGTTATTACTTGTTCTTTTATTGCGTCTACTACGTCTTTTACAATGCTTACATCAATACCCATAAAAGGAGGTATCAGTCCTAGAGTTCTAAACAGACCATCGGCGAACAGTGCCATGAATGCAAATCCAAGAACCATGCTAATCTGACCAGCGTTTCTATTGTGTTGGTTGATAGCAAAATCTATCATCTCACTAACTTCTTCTTTACTAACCATAGTTTGCTTCTTGGTTGTAAAAGAATTTTTAGTTGGAGGTTTTTGCTTTTGTTTTTTAGAGATTAAATCTCTACCGTATTGAGATAATACCATGATTGTAATTTGATAATTGTATTATAACAGAGAATTAGTTTATTGCCAATACTCATCTAGGACATCGAAGGTCTTGTTTAGATACTCGTTAGCACCTATACATTCCCATTTACCCTTTTCCCCAATCTCACATTTGTAATGCAGTTCTCTTTTGAGTTGCATGAGTCGATTGGTCATGGCGACTTTATCGAGTCTACCGTTCATCGTTTTTCTGTATATCTACAATACTATTTAAACATAAAAAAAGGGATCCCGTAGGATCCCTGTGTGTGTCCCCTAACAATGTTGGGGGATTTTCCATATTTTGGTAACACGCATTACCAATATTTGGACTATGTTAAGTTAGCAACTCTAACTCTTCTGTAGTACTGGTTCTTACCGTGTGTAAGAGCTTCAGCATCAGGAGTGCTTCCGTTAAGTACAAATGGGTTAGCAACCATACCGTATCTAGTCTTGAAACCAATTTTTGGTTGGAAGGTAGATGGGTCGATGCTTCTTAACATCTGTAGGGGAACGTAAGGACAATAGAATAATCCAGCATCGTAAGGTGATGTACCTTTGTATCCTACAACATAGTAGTGTGTATTAGATACGTTTGCTGAATAAGGGTCAACATAAACTTTGATGCGACCATTCATTGTACCAACTAAAAGGTTACCTGTGTCGTCTACTTCACCAATTGAAGGACCACCAGCACCTGTTAAACCAGAAGAGTAGTCTAGAGTACCAGACATAGCAAGGGCACTTGCAACATCAGCAGATGTTAGGATAAAGTTACCCTTTCCTCTACGAGTTTGCTGTGCGATTGCGTTTGCATCTCTTTCGATTTGGAACATAAGTCCTTTGAATTTCTCAACTGACCATCTTCCATTACTATCTACGTCTAGATCAAATACACCAGCGTTTGCAACGTTGTTTTGTGCACCTGACTTAGCAACTGTATATACAGTTCTAACAACCTCACGGTTGATTTCAGCAAGGATCTCACTTGATAGTAAGTTAGCAAGTTCCTGCTCTGCATCAAGACCGTGAATTGCTTTCAAGTCTTGTGCTAGTTCTAGAGTGTACTCTGCCTTTAGTGCTCTTGTTTTAGCAGTAACAGAAGTTTTCTCTATACTGAAGCTCATCTCGTTGAAGAGAGTAGATCCAGAACCTAGAACTTCAGCGTCTTCTCTAGCGATTTTACTAGCAACTTTCTCGTAGTTAGCACTAGTTGTACCACCACCAGAAGTATCGTTAAGTAAACCTGGGTTAGCATCTGTTGTACCACCGTCTCCAAGAGGAGAGATAGGATCGTTGAATGCTGCAGGTCCTTGTGAGTTACCAGAGAAGTTTGCATCTGGTTCGTTGTAAAGTGCTTCGTTACCAGCTCTTAATGCTGAACCATTTTGCTGATAGTGTGACTTCATTGCAAAGATTAGTCCTGTAGGACCGCTCATTGGTTGTACACCACAGATGTCGTATGCTACCAAGTTTGGCATAGCACGACGGATGAGGCTGATCATCACTGGATCAAATCCAGCAAGTCCGCCTGTTTTTGTATCAAGTCCTGAACCTGAAAGTGCGTTTGTACCAATGGCACCAACTGTGTTGGATGCTTCATTGATCATTCCACGCTCTTCTCTAAGTTGAGACTCTGTGTTTTCTAACAAAACAGCGGTAACAGCTTTTCTATAATTGTCTTTGATGGTGCCAGCACCCTCATGACTTAGAACAGGAGACCACTTTTCTGTTAGAGCTTTTGAGTTAAACATTTGCTCTTATGAGAAAAATAGATTTATTTTATTATCAGGAATTCCAGCGGTTCATTGCATCAAGGTACTGTGCCATTGCTGGTGTTACCTCTGCATCTGCTCCTTCTACTGGAGTTTCATCTGCAACCTCACTCTGAGGTGCGGCTGTTTCTTTGAAGTATGCTTCCTTGATGGTAGTAACCTTCTTGGAGAATGCTTCTTCAGAAACGAACTCTAGACCCTCAGCGAGTGCTGCGAGTTTTTCTTTCTGAGTATCTGCCAATCCTTCTGAAACAGTGTTCAGAATATTTATTTTTGCAGTCTCATTAAGAGTATTCTGTAATTTCACATTTGCTTTGACCTGTTCGTCAAGGCGGGTTTCCATTT